AGCCAAGACAGCTTAATAATGGCCAATGACCTCTACGGAGAATTGCTTGCCCGTGCGCTTCAGCGCAGGGCACCGCCTGGGCATTTCCCCGCCTTCGTAACCCCCGGCGAGGCCAACTTGCTGCGCTCACGCGGCGGCGGCGTTGCCCCCGGCGGCGGCCAGTACATGGCTGGGGGCATACCGGCGTTCTTTGAGTACGGTGGCGATTACGGTGGCTTAGGTACGCCGGGTTATGGCGGCGGCGCTATGGGGTTTGAAGATTTTGGTTTTATGCACACTCCCGTAGAAGAAGACGAAGCTGCGTGGGAGGGCGTTGTAGCTGCGGGGCTGTCGGGGCTTGAGGGCTTTACCGCAGAGGATGAAGGCGATATGGGCCGAAGCCGTTCTGACCAAATGGCAGCTTTTCTCGCAGCCAGAGCAAAGGCAGAACAAGAAGCTGCAGCAAAGGCAGAACAAGAAGCCGCTGCTGCCTTGGCTGCGGCGGTTAAAAGCGATACGTCAGCCATCAGCAGCCAAGTTAATCCATCTTTTGCAGCTGGTGTGGAAGACTTTACCCCAGGTGGATGGGAAACTCCCGGTTTCGAGGGGGAGCAAGGCATTGGGACACCGACGGACCCCGGCGACACCGATTCTGACGCTGGCGTTGCTGCGCAACAGGCTGCCATGGAAATGGCGCAGCACGAAGTCAATACCGGCAGGATGTCTCAAGCACAGGCTTTCAGTGCCCTTGATGCCCCCATTGATAGGGGCGGATTAGGTAGGTTTTCACCAGCCGTCGGTTGGGGCATAAATTCAGAAACTGGGTTGGCATCATTTGCTGATCTGGCGGCGTTGAATGCCCAAGACCACCAAGGGTACGCCATCAACAATCCGCAACCAACAGCAGCCAGCATAGCTGCCTCCCATGTATTTTCCCAGCTCAACCCAACCGTAGCCAATGCGGTGATCGGGCTGTCAAGCCTCGTTGCGCCCGGACCAGCTGGATTTGCGGCCACCATAGCAGCGTTGATGGAAGAGAAGGGCTTGCTGAACATACCCGCCATGCGCTCCATTCCCGGCATTCAAGCCATCAGTGATATTTTGGACATTCCACAAGACTTTGTTGCTGAGATCATGCGGGGCATAACTGACCCGATAGGTGATGTTTTGTCGCAAGGGACGGATGCGTTAGCAGATGCACTGTCGGGATTTCTGGGGCCGGAGGAATCAGCCGGGCCTGACGATGCGGGCGAAGTAGAGGGTGGTGCCCCGGATATAGAAATAGAAATCGTGCCTCCCATCGCTACTGATACGGATGCACCGCCAGCACCACCGGCGCGTACATTCGCGGATGTGGACGATGAAACGCGGCGAAGAATACTCGCCAATATCATCAGCGGCTTGCAGCGGACAGACCGCCCGACGGAAGGGGCCACCGCATTTGGCCCGTTGTTTACTTAGAGAGATGATGAGATGGGCCTAGCACCAATTCGCATCACCGGGGCCAACGCCACCGTTCCTGCTCCCATCGGCGGCCTGAATACCCGCGACAGCGTCGATCTGGTGCCACCGACAGACGCGATCAGGTTGGATAATTTCTTCCCGGCTCGTTCCCATGTACAAGTGCGAAATGGCTATACGGATCACGTCACCGGCTTGCCCTCCACGGTGCAAAGCTTGATGGTCTATAATTCCGGCACTGCCAACACCATGTTCGCCGCTTCCGGCACTGCCGTCTATGATGTTACCTCTGCTGGTGCGGTTGGCTCTGCCGTCATTACCGGCCTGTCGAATGCACAATTCCAGTGGGTAAACACGACCACTTCAGGTGGGTCGTTTTTGTTTATTTGCAACGGTGAGGATGCGCCCCGGCACTGGAATGGCTCAGCCTGGGCCACCCCGACTTTGAGCGGTGTGACGGCAACGGATATTGTCAGCGTGACGGTTTTCAAGGAACGGCTATTTTTCGTTTTTAACGACTCTTTGACGTTTGGCTTTTTAGCCATAAATTCGATAGCCGGAGCGGTATCAGAATTCAATCTTGGCAGCATTTTCTCCTTGGGCGGCCAGCTTCAGGCCATCGGCACCTGGACGCGGGACGGAGGCGCGGGGCCGGAAGACAATGCCCTGTTCTGGACCGACCAGGGCGAAATCGCCATGTATGCCGGGACCGATCCGGCGGAGGCCACCAAATGGTCGTTGGTAGGCGTCTACCGCGTGGGCCGACCCATTGGCCGCCGCTGTATAATGAATGTGGGTAGCGACTGCTATCTGATAACCGAGAACGGCATCTTGCCGATGACCCAGGTTCTGGGAACCGGCGAGGCTGCGCCCAATCGGGCCATCAGCGACAAGATCAGCCTGACCTATAACCAAGCTGTGGTTAATTATCGCAATTCGTTTGGCTGGGAGGGGCAATTATACCCACGCGGCGGGTACGGTTTATTTAATGTCCCTGATTCCGGCAGTGGCGCGTTCGTGCAATTTGTCATCAACCTGGAGACTGGGGCATGGGCGCGGTTCATCGACCAGAATGCCTACACCTGGGCGGTGTTCGACAGTGATTTATATTTTGGCGGCAACACCAAGGTTCACTTGGCCGATTCCGGTGCTTCCGATGGCGGGGATGCCATAGCGGCCACGGCCAAGACCGCCTTCATCTATTTTGGTGGCCGCACCGGCCCCAATCGCTACACGGCGATCCGTCCGGTGATGGCATCCGACAGCCAGCTGACGGTTTCTTTGGGTTTTGACGTAGATTATCGTGATGGAGTATCTGTATTGACGCCATCGACTGGGGAATCCGATGCGGCGACATGGGATACCGCAACTTGGGATGTATCGGCTTGGGCAGGGCCGATCAATACACAGTTGGAATGGTTGAGCGTGGCTGAAATCGGTTGGAATGCGGCTGTCCGTCTGCGCACCATGACAAGTGCGCAATCGGTACGCTGGCTGGCAACCGACGTGCGCTTCGAACAGGGCCAGGGAGGTTTCTGATGCTTAGGGACCATGTCTGGGATTTGCTGGCACCGGCCACCGTTGCATTTGAAAACGTCTCCCGCAACGAGGTGGAAAATGGCATCGCCAACGGCGACTTCCAGCTTTTCATCAGTGAGCATTCCGCCGCCGTCACTTGCGCCTTTGGAAAGTCACTACGGATTGGCCTTGCAGGCGGCGACCTGGATGAGCTATTGGATATTGAAAAGGACATCTGCGATTACGCCCGTAGCCACGATTTCGACAGCATCGAGATCATAGGCCGCCCCGGCTGGGAGCGGGTCTTGCAGGGCTACCGGCGTACCGCCGTCCTGATGCGAAAGGAGCTAGATTGTCATGGGCTTCATTAGTAATCTTTTCAGCAGCCCCAAACCGCCGCCGCCAATAGATTACGGTCGTATTGGTGCGCAGCAACAGGTGGCGAATGAAGAAGCTGTTCGTCTGGGCGCAAAACTGGGTCGCCCGGATGTTGTTACGCCGTATTCCACGACGACCTTTCGCGAAACATCACCGGATCAATGGCTTGCCACCCAGACTCTTGCCGCGCCTTACGAAGAATTGAGGGCTGGCGAAGCTGGCATTCAATCGGGCATTCAAGGATTAATTGATGATCGGCTGGGGCAAGTCCCGACAGGCGCTCTGGACGTGTCCGGTTTCCAGGCAGAACCCACACGGTTCGATTATTCAACCGTATCGGCCCGACCCGAATACGATACTTCGGGGGCGACTTATCGGCTGCCGGAATACGAAAATCTCGACGCCTACACAAGAAGCGCGGCGGACCAGTTTTATAATCGTGCCACGGCGCGGCTCAACCCGCAATTTGACCGGGCTGAGAAAAATTTGCGGACGCAGCTGCTAAATTCGGGAATGCCCGAAGGGTCGCCTGCCTATAACGAACAGCTGCGCCAGTTCCGCGAAGGCAAGTCTGACGCGCTAACCGATTTAGCCAGTCAGTCCATCTTCCAGGGACAGTCGTTGCAAGGCAGTATTCTGGGCAATATTCTGACGGGGCGCACCCAGCAACTGGGTGAGATCGGCATGGAATATGATGTTGCCCAGCGCCGTCGCCAGCAAGAAATTGCCGAGGGGCAGCAACAAGTCGGATTGGACCGCGAGGCCAGGGACCGGCAGATTGCCGAAGCCATACGACTCAGACAGTTGCCCATGAATGAGCTGGCTGCGCTGATAACCGGCACCACCCCCTTCAGTCAGGCGGCTGTTAGTGCTGGCCCCAGAATAGCGCCCACCGCGACTCCCGCACCAGTTGATCTAGGTGCGCTGGCTACCGCTGGGCAAGCGGATGCCCTGGCGCGATATACAGGTCAATTATCGCAACAGGGCGCAGGCCTTGAACTCGCCGGAACTCTAGGGTCAGCTTGGCTTCGCGGCGCTTACGGCTCATAAGGACATAATCGCAATGGTTTCTTCCATTTATACGCCAAATAGGAAAATTGACTATTATCGGAAATTGGCTCAAGCGTTGCAGCCGAAAAAGATGATGGCCTTTGATCCCAGGCTAGCTGCGCAGAATCCTTACGCGCAGACGACAGCAACCAGTCTTGCCAATGTTCTTAGGGGCCTTGTGGACACCTATTCTGCACAACAGCAGTTAGGCAAAGCCGAACAGTTAGAAGCCGAACAATTAGCAGCGCAACAAGCCATTGGCGGAAAGCTGGCCGCACTGGGCGTGCCGGGCGACCAACCGATCATTCGCACGGATCAAATTGAGACCCAAGGTCTTTACGGTGGCATATCGCCGCAAATGAGTTTTCGGGAGATGGCGTTTGATACGCCCCAGTTCACAGCCGAACAGCTGGCGACAGCGGGCACCACGCCAGAGTTGATGCAAGGGCGTATTGCCGGAATAAGAGCGGGGCGAGAAAAGACCTATACCGCACGTCGGCAAGAAGAAATAGAAAATCGGTTACGCAGCGTGTCCCAGGCCCTTATTCTCGACCCCAAAAATCGGGAGCTGTTTGATGAATCGCAGCAACTTCGCGCCCTTCTTGCTCCAGCGGAAGTCGCTAAAGAAGCAAGTGCGGAACAGACTCAAATAAGAGCAGGCGAAAGGGCAGAAGCGGCCAGGATAAGAACAGCAGACCGTTTGTTGAAAACAACTGTAGCCGCTGAACAAAGAGCATTGGGCCGCAAGCTCAACGCAGACGAAAAAGACGCGATTGAATGGGGTCGCAGACATGACATCAGAAGAACAGACCGAACAGCAGACCAGATTGCGGCAGAAGATCGGCAGCAGCTACGATATGAAGACAAAGAAAAAGAGAGACTAAAAAGAGACCTTAACAAAGAAGAGCGGGATTGGTTGCGAGTAATAGCTAGAAAAGAATTAGAACTGGGCATTACACTTGATGCTGAAGCGCGGGCTGAGCTTAGAACAAAAGAGAGGGAATACAGGGGTATTCTCCGAACTCTCGATACAGAAAAAAGAGCGGTTGCCGCCGCCGTCGCTGCCGAAGAACGCCGCCTAGAAACGACTCTTAATGCAGAAGAT